TATAATTCGTAGGTGTCGGAGTCTAATTTCCTGTTGATTTTAATAGTCTTGTGAAGCAGTCGCTGGGACATGCGGTTGGGAACCTCGATGGCAATGCGATTCCCATCCAACCCTGCATATACATACCTTGGGTTAATTGCTAGCCCAATAACCGTGACCTCCAGTGGCTCGGCTGCTGGTTCTGGGGCGGGAATTGCCGCTTCCGCTTGTGGTTCCACCTTGGGTGCAACCTTCTTTACTGCCTTCTTTGCTGCTTTCTTCTTTGTTTTCATGGTTAGTATCCTCCTGTGCCTTGTCTAGTTACAGCTATATGTGACCCGTCCACATGGTCAATGCCAGAGATTGCGGCGTAGCGCAGGACATCTATGGGGTCTTTCCAAGCTTCTTTCAGCCCCCCGTCACCCGTGTATTCACTCAGGGCTTGGATGATGTTCTCACACTCCTCGCTGACATAGAAATGCGGTCGGTTGACCGAATCTGACGGTATAGTTACATTAAATGACATTTTCCCGATCAAAGCTTGCAACCCATCGTCGATTTCCAAGCCGGGGGCGGGTATGCACACAATACCTTCGTCGTTCAAATCCTCGATAATGGATGATGCTCCATCCGCTGACTGGTACTTTGCCGCCCCAAGTCGGGGGTCAATGAGACGCTCCATGATCTCCTCGTCACCCTCTAGGTCTTTTATGAGTTCCACATAGTCGCGGATGCCGTACCCCTGACCCTTGGCTCCCTCTCCTGCAACCCACTTGCCCCCTCGCCACTCAGCCCAGTCACCGACATCCACGCCCGGCCATTCCCGGTAGACCCAATAGGTTCCAGTCGCGTCCACGGCAATCCAGCACATAAACCAATTTTTGGCTCCCGCAGGATCGATAATATGGTATAGCGTCACATTTTTCGTTGGAATAGTGTCGGGAGATACCACATTAACCTCCTTGTTGAACTTTGGAAACTTGGTGGCGTGGGACTTGACTGGAACCCCGTACGCACGAATTAGGATCTCCTCCCTTGGCCTACCAACCAGTGTCTCCTTAATTCGCTCGTAGCCACCGAAAGGGTTGTCCTGTGAGTGGAAGTAATGCACGGATGCATTGCGCTTCTTACTCCGCTGGACATAGGGGACAAGCTCACCATTTAGCAGTTCAGCCTCGCGGCTCTCTATGCTGGTTGCTCCATCCAAATACTCTTTGATCACCTCCGTGTACCCGTCAATAGGCGTGAAGGTCAGCAACAGCTTTGCGTTGCGGGTTGCCAGTCGGAATCGCAGGGTGTTGATCAACTCAGGGCCAAGCAAATACTCATCCAGCCAAACGCCCACATTATGCCAATTAGGAGACCTAGAACCCAACTCCGCTCCCTCCAAGATGGTCGGGTTATTCTGATACTGGGAGTAGGTCTTGAATATGATCTGAGAGCCGTTGGGTAAGATGAGCGATGAGTCAGTAAAGCCATTCTTCTTCGTGTAGCTAATGTATGTCCCGGAGGATGTCTGCTTCGTGCGTAGCTCGGCTGGGAGCCAGTCCCACACGGCACTCTGCTGCTGACGGATGCTAACCTCAGATGTCTGTGCAAAGCACATGATCTCGGAGTTAGGGTTTTCAATTGCGGCACGAACCACAGAGAACGCACCCCACTGCGTCTTGCCGCTGCGGTTGCCCCCAAGTGCCACAATCTCGTTTACCTCCTGTAGCTGATCCTCTGCCTTCGCCCAGTGGGGGAGCCTGAATCCAAAGCGGTACGGGTCTCGTTCTGCGTTGTCTACGGCTTCGTGATAGACCCTGTGAAGCTCGATAAGCTCCTCTGGCTCCATGAGGGAGATTTCCTCATCGGTCGGCGGGGAAAGGATCTGGTGAGATCTCCACTTCATGCGACAATTTCAGCCTCGACTGCCTGCGCCTTCACCTTGCTGGCGATGCGAGATTTAGCCTCTGCGATCATCTTGGCGGCATCGTCGATACTTGCGCCCTGCCTGTGTTCCACGACCGCGGTAGCCATGCCAGAGAGTTGCATGGACTTGTCCGTTAAAACGCCCACAGTAATCGCCAGTCGGTCTGGGGAGATGTTCTTGAGTTGGTCGGGGTCGTCGGACAACTGGTCTGCCTTTGCAAACAGCAGGTCGGTGTAGGTCTCCGCCGCCATCGCGTACTTCTGGCTGAACTCCTTCCGCTTCGTCTCCAGAGTGTCGCTGTGCCGCCACATGAGCGAGCGCACGGTGTCACGGGCAAGCCCGGTGATCTCAGAGGTGCTTTTGATGCTCTTGCCCTGTGCGAGCAGCCAGAGGCACTTTGCCGCCGCCTGCGGGTTCCAGAACTCCACACGCTGCCTGTTGCCGTGCTCCTCGGCTCGACGCATGACCTCTGCGAACCATTCTTGATCTGGTTCTGCGGTTAGTTTCTCGCTCATGGTGGTTAGTTTTACTTCAGCTTCGCAGCGTTTGCAATAGCTGAAGCGTTACCTTTTGCTTTTGATTTCGGCTTGGGACTCTTTGTTTCCCGTTCTTTTTGGATTTGTGCATATGATTTGTACGCACTCGGATTTCCAGATCCGAACTCTTTGGCTAAATTGCTGGTAGTTTTAGCTGTTTCTTTTTTCAGAATAAGTGGTTTAGCACTTCCTTGAATGTCACCAGTAACAAGCTTATCAAGGTTAATGCCAGTAACCATAAGAGGTTGCGCTCCAAGCCTTCCACCAACTTTTAATCCAGCAAATGCCCTTGGGTCTGTGGTCAAATCAGCAACATTATGCATTTCTGAAAGTGTCGCTTTATTCTTAAACTTAATTCTCCAAGGATAAGCCTTGTTTAATTCTGGCTTGTACTCTGGCTTGGAACCATCATATTCAGCAATAGCATACAAATCACCAAGTTCAGCACCTTCAAACTCTGGTTGACGATATTCTTTTGCAATCGATTCAAGATCCAGCCCTTGTTCTACAAGTGTTTTATATTTAATTGGCAATGTCTTTGCTGTAAGCTTTTCGTAGAACATTGGAGCAGCAGCCCAAGGAATCTTGTCAAAATAACTTGCAAGGTCATCAACATTCTCAATCATTTTAGCAGCATTGCGCCAATCTGTTTTTACAGCTTTGCTTTCAGAGTTAACTATCCTATCCATAGCCTGCTTGATATGAGAATTAGCCTCATCCTCGCCAATTGCACCAATTGACACAAGATTTCTCCATTTTTCTGCGTATGCCTTTCTAGCATCAAGCGAGTTGAGGTGGTTTGCGGAACCAAGAGAAGCTAGACCAATAAGTGGCTCGCCATCTTTTTTCCATCTAGTAACAAACGCATCTGCTGCGGATTTGTCAGTAAATGCCCATCCATCGTTATCTAGATATCCCGGCCCGCCTTTAAAGCTTGCTGTGTACTCTCCGTATTTGACATCACCAACAAGCGACAAGTCAGATGTTAGCACTTGCACTCGCTTGCCTTTGAATGCTGACAATTTTTCTACTGGTTCTGGCAGGAATCGCATCTGACCAGTCTGCGAAATCTTCCGCATCTCTGGGGTGATGTTCACCTTCCAGATTGGAACGCTGCCAGTCTCCGCTTCCTCACCGCTCATGATGTCGGCTTCCACGGATTGCGTCATGTCTGCCTTCTCTACCTTGCCACCGAACTGCTTGACATACTTGCCAACCTCTTTCGGGAGCATGTTGTCGTAGAAGCCTTTCATGCCGCTGCCGCCCACCTTTAGGTCATCGCCTTTGTATGTGCCTCCACCATCACTTACTGCTTTTTCAGCCAATTCTTTGCCAATTAAGTCTGGAAGTTGAGTGGTAGTTGCCTCCCTAGAAAGCACGCGATTACCATTCTTGGTAGCTATTACACCCCAATTACCAGTATCACGCTTGAAGATTTCCACAGCATCAACTTGCCTGCTCAAATCAAACCTTTCAGCCTGCGTCTCTCCAGTCGTCCAACCAATCCAGTCCTTGCCGCCATCCACCGCATCACGCAGTGCGCGTTTGAAGAGTTGGATTGGCCAAGTGGTGCGGAAGGGTGCGTCTGCGACTCCATCAACATTGGATTTCTTCCGCAAGAATGACTCAACATCAAAGCTTGGGTCTTCTTTTTGGAACTCCTTGATTTGATCAAGTGCTTCAATTTTGGTAAGCGGACTAAATCCTTCATTTTCACGTTCAGAGTCTGACCACATTCCATTAGGGTCAGCAGTTCGCAAAACATCCCTTAACTGCTCAATGTCGAGGTCTTCTAATTTCTGTGCGACTTTATCTCCACGATACCCCTTCTTTCTCCCCTCCTGATGCCTGTCAGACTGGAACTCCTCCACGAACAAGCCCTCGCTACCATCGTCCAGCGTACGCTCGTTTGTACGCATGTGGGCTACATAGTTGGGGATGTCGGGGAAGTGGGAGGAGGTGTATGAGGGCTTGGATTCTTCTTCAAAATCCCACGAATTAACCTTGGGATTTTTAATGTTGGGATGATTGTCGATGTGAGATTGCGCCTCTTCCTTTGTTTTGAATACGACTCCAAGTTGTGCGCGACCTATCGTGCTATCATAAATGATTCCCCAATTCTTGCGTTTCGTTGGTGGAATCGGCATCGCCAGCACCACCTCGCGGTAGTTCTCGCCGCCGGGGAGGACATATTGGGAGAATTTAGCTTCTGGTTGCTCTTGCGTTCTAGAATCAATCTCGTCAGTCAAACGACGATATTCCTGTGATGTGATCTCACCACGACCTAATTGCTCACCAAGAAGCGACCTTTCGGCCTCGTAAGCGTTTCTTCCTTCACCAAGCGTCACCTCCTCAAACCTAACCCTTCCCTCGTTACGAAGGTAGTTAAGCAGATCCTCCTTGGACACCTTGCCGTCCTTCTCCAGACTCGCCAGTGCCTGCTCTATGCCGCTCCACTTGATCTCGTCTGCCTTCACTCCGCCTCCCCGTGTCGGGTCGATGGTGGCCATGATCTGCTGCGCTGTGGCGCGGGTGGGAACCTTGTCGGTGATGACGCGATCCAGTTGGGAGTAGAACTTGTCCTCGTCCACGCCCTCTGGCATGAAGCGGGTTGGGGTCTGCTCACCCTCTGGCATCGCTCGCTGGGCTTCTGGCATGCGGACTTGGCTCACTGCCTCGTAGCTGAACGGCATGGCTGCGTATTCCTCTGGGGCCATTGGGACTGCCTTGCTGACGCGATCTGCGCGGTAGGTGCGGTAGACATTGTCCTTGCTCTTAATGCCATCCTCCAGAAGCATGGGGTTGAGGACTGCCTGCTCCTTTTGGTTGAGTAGGCCGAACATGGTGTTGATGAACTTCTTGCGCTCATCGGCCTCGACCGCTCCATATTTCTGCTTGAAAAACTCAATGCTGTCCAAGCCTTGCTTGTGGTAGTCCATCATCGCCTGCGTGTCGCGCAGGATCAAATCCACATTGCCACCATACAGCTTCTTGCCACGCCTGTCCTGTGAGCGTTTCTGGATATTCTCATGAAGCTTGGTTACGGACATAAGCCCGAACATCAAGTTGCCATCCTTGGAGATGGTGACAGCGACTGGAACCGTGTCGCGTAGAGTCGCGCCCTGCGGCTTGTAAACCACCTTCCCAGCCTTGTTGCGGGTAGTAGCAGGGAAGTTGATCATGACAACGCGATCTCCAGCACCCTTGCGGATCAGCTTGTTCATTTCGCGGATGATACGCTTCTGCTCTGGGTTGTACTTGTTCTTAGCGAACATCTCGGTGAGGACATCGTTGGACAACCATCCGGGCTGGAATTGCCCCTCGTCGTCCACATGTGCCTCACCCTTCTCTGGGGCATAGTTCTCTGCCCTCTTCCTCCGCATCACCTCAACAGCAGTAAGCCCTGCAAGCGCACGCGAAAGCTCTGTAGCCCTATCCAGTGCCACAGGCTTGCCGTCCTTCATGATCGGCTTGTTAGCATCGTCAACCTGCACCAGCGGGTGAAGAAGCTCGGCATCAATGCTGTCAGATGGGTTGAGAAGGATCGGCGCACCAGAGTCTGGCTTGTCGCTCATG